CAACAGGTTTTAATTCTATTTTAACAGAAGGTGTATATCTATGTTTATTACAAGCCATTAAAGCTAAACCAGAACTAATAGAAGCATCGTGTGTTGTTCTATTGTTTATGTTAAACTTAGCCCAGTCTTCTAATGTTCTTTGAAAATACATATCTCCATAACCTGTTTCTTTTAAACCAACAAAATGCTCTATGTATGTTTCTATAGCTGCTGCATGCGCTTGTTTTATATCTTCACTTGAATTAGGTATACCACCTATTTCTTTTTCTGTTATAGATAATTTATTTCTTTTTTTATCCGGCCTATTCATAGCAAAACCCCTATAACCTCGTTTTTTAAAATAATACAATAATCTTGGTTTATTATTTTCTGCAAGTATTGGCATACCATAAAACACACAAGCCATTAAAACATCCTCAAAAAATATTTCAGCTGTTTGAGGTCTAGCTATATATTCTAAGAAAAAATGATTTGGCGGAGCGTTTTCCATGCTAAACTTAGTTAATCCATGTAAAGATCCGTTAGAACCTCTTTTATCTACGGTTCCTGATATATCATAAGGATCACAGCCAAAAGCTCCAATATGCTCATTGCCAGGGTAATTAATTCCGTTTTTATTATATCTTCTGTTTTGTAAAGATATTTCAGGAACCCATGTTACTAAAAATCTCCCGTTGTTGTTTGGTATAAATATAACTTTAGTGTCTTTTTCTCCATTTTCCCATTGAAAACTACCCTTTGTTACATTTAAACTATTTTTTAAGTCTTCATTAAAATCTACTTGCTCGTATATTTTAGTTAAATTAAATAAAGATTGTTTAGATTCATCTCTAAAAGCGTGTTTAGTTGTTCTTGGAAACTGTCTATAAAATTCGTTTAATCCATCTTGATCACCCTTTAATCCTTCTACTTCATTATCCCAATATTCTATTACTCCTTGCTTAATTTTAATACCATGTGGATCTTCAACCGGTTTGTTAGGCGTGTTAAAAACAGGTAATCCATAAGAATCTATGTATCCCTCATAATTCCACTCCATTGGTATAAATAAACTATATAATCCAGATCTAGTTTGTCCATTACTATTTCTTTTAGTAACGTCAGAATCGTCATATAATTTTTTAAAATTTCTACCTCCTTTATCTAAAGCATTTGATGTTGACCCCATCATGCATTTACCAATAATTCTACTACCTAATCTTAGTGTGGTTTTTGTAACACGCCAGTTGTTGAGTATGTTGTTTGGCTTTTCCCACTTGCCCGATTCATCGTGAACGAGAAGTTTGAGTTTCTCACCATCGTATGAGTTGTCACCGGTGTTTTTCCAGTCGATAGTGGTGTCAAGACCCTGTAATTCGTCTTGTAAGGCTTCGTCGGCGGAGGAGGTAAGCTTACGACGGGTGTACTTTGTTGCGGGTACACGGTAGGCAAGTTCGGTCTTGGGACGGTCCATTCCGTCCTGGGTCGGCTTGAAAAAGAATGGGTAGTTGACAGAGATGGGAACCACCTTATCAGTAAACATCTTCTTGGCATCAGGACCGGACTTTGATAATATACCATACCTACTGTCACTTGATATGGTTGCCAAGTTAACCACCTCTCCGCTTGCCATGAATGAAAACCCGGAACGCCTGTTCTTAAGGTAACACATCCCATAGGATCGTGGATCTGCTTTACAAGCTTCCCAGAAAATAAAGAATAATCTATTTGACTCCCTAAAGTCTGGTGCCCCAACGTCAATTTTACTCCACTGCAAGTACATGTAATGAGTACCAGTAATGTAAGTAGGAACGTCTTTGTTATAAAACCAAAAACCTTCTTCCCTAATTGTGAACTCGTTATCAATGTAGTCATACCATCTTTCTTTAAAATCTTCTGGGTATTGTTTGAAATCATAAACACTTTTTATTTTGCTTAATACTTTTGGATATTCAAACCTACTCCATTTTTTATTTTTAAACTTATATATATTTTTAGCTTTAGGTAAAGCTATTTTAAGATTTTGTATTTCATATATTTCACCTATTGTACCGTCTTTACTAATAACAACCATATCATGTTGTTCGTTATAACCGTACTCCCACTTTTTATTTTTGTTATATTTTTTAAGTGTACTAGGTGTTATATAGTCTTCTAATACTGTATACAATTCTTGTTTATACATTATCTAGACCTCCCTTCTGCAAAACCTTTAAAACTTGATTTCTTTTTTTCTTCTACCTTAGGTTTATCTTCTAACATATTTTTTTCTTCTTCAATACGATTAAGTATTTCAAAAGCGTCAAATATAGCTAATTTTTTAGTAGCCGCAGCATTTTTAAGTCTATCTGCAGAGATGTCAGGACCATAATCTATGATTGGTTCTTTAGCAACTTTTATTAATTCCTTAACTGCTACTTGACCAGCTTGGATTATATTCTTCTTCGTTTCCTTCGTGCTCATATTTAATTACAATATCATTAGATTTCATACAATATAAACGCTTTTCATCAACTAAAAACTGCCAATCTCTATTGGGTTTAAAACCTACTATATCACCAACATTTATATTAAGACTTTTTAAATAGTTATTACTATATTTTAAAACACCTTTTAACTTTTGTTCTTTTTCTACAGAAAAATTATCTTTATTTTTTATAGGCTGTACAAAACATCTATCATTAAAAGTATTCCAACCTTTTTTATTTTTATACAAATATATTTGATCTAAAGATACAAAGTATAAATCATCTTTAAACCAAGATCTACTTACTTTTTTTTCACCTTTAATATTATAAAATGTTCTAAAAACATTTTGATGTATAACTATTATATCATCTTTTTGTATACCAGTGTTAAAAGCTAAAGGTGTAGATATAACCTTAGCAAATCTATTAACAAAAGTCCATGATTCTATTTTAGTATTAACAACTAGTTTTTTACCACTTACATTAATCTCATTAGTATACTTGTCACCTAAAGGTTTAACAATAAAATCATACAAACTTTTCATTAATACTCTAAATCATACTCTATAGATATTGCCATGTTACAATTAAATTTTTTCCATGGCAAAACCTCATTGTTTTTCTTTATAAAAATATTATAAGAATTATCTGAAGTTTCAAAAAGTATATGAGATATTTCATGACCTCCATATACTTGTTGACCTATTGAATAATGCATTGCATCATTCTTGTAATCAGATCCTATACTTATTTTTCTTATGTTATTCACAATCTTTGCATTTTTCTACAGGTGATATTTCGCCAGTAGTAAGATCAATATTTACAGAACCGTATTCTTCTTCTAATTCTTTCTTAGTTTGCTCAATGTCTTCACTTGCTTTTTTTATATAGTCAGTGAGATTTCTTTTTTCAACTTCAATAACACCAACCCTTGTTAACAAACTTGTTAGATTGTTTTGTTGCGTATTAATAGTTTTTAACTGCTCTTCAGTTATTTTTTTAACTTCCATTTTATTTAATTTAATTTAATTAGTAACTAATTATATAGTTACACCTTTTTTTTGCTTTTTAATTGTCAAACACAGTAGCTTCAAAAAATGTTCCAGAAGGAAAATCCATTAATCTTTGTGCTTTTACTTTAAGTTGATCCTGTGTCCCAAAAGTATTAGTGCTATATATAACCTGTTCTTGTGCTGGTGGAATATAAGCCATTTGCCCAAATGATTGATTATAGGAAAAAACATAACCCTCGTTTCCTACCAAAGAATTATTAATACCACCGTTAGATCTATGTATGTAATAAACTGTTCCAGATGGAAAACTACCGCTTAATTCTAAAGTGTTATTATCTGTTACACCTACAACTTGAACAGCTGTTCCTTGTGGACATTTATCAGGGCAATTTGGACCTGCAACCATTGGAACTATTACATCACCTATTTCTACTGCTCCATCTATAGATCCTGTTCCTCTAACCTGAACACCGTTAAAGTTAGCTGACGCATCTGTCAAGGTAGTTCCTCCAGCGCCACCGTTAGTACCTTCAGCATAATTTGGAAACTGTGGTATATTTATATCGTCGTTGCCCATCCATTTCCACGCTTTTGAATATGTTTCTGCCATT